GGTGGAACAAAGAAATGGGAAAGAATCGAAAGTTATGGACCCAAGTTTGTAGAAAACATTGTTCAAGCAATCTCTCGTGATATTTTGATGTATGCCATGAAAACACTCCGAACTTGTAGCATCGTGGCTCATGTGCATGATGAAGTAATCATTGAGGCAGACCCTCGAATGTTGATAGATAGCGTATGTGAGCAGATGGGCAGAGTTCCTCCCTGGGCAAAGGGGCTACTCCTTAATGCCGATGGTTATGAATGCAATTTTTACAAAAAAGATTAGTGAAAACATCAGATTTCACCTCCCGCCGTGGCTACCAGGTAGGAGGTGTTTTTTTATGAATGTTTTTCAAGTAACAGACAACAGCCAAATACATGGTGAAGCAATTAAGATGACTAACAGCCAAATGCAGAAAGAGGCTGATTATTATATGGCTCAAAAACTACTCAAACAGCTTTTATCTGCGGGTTTAATTTCACTGGATGAATTCGACAAAATTACAGAGTTGAATCGTAAAAAATTCTCACCTGTTTTAGCAAAGATAATGCCATAAAACACTTGCTATTACTGGCTTTTAGAGCGAATATGTCATATACCGAAAGCGAGGTGAGATGATGAAAAAGATATTCAAAGTTGACAATATAGCAGCCACTTCAAAGAGGAAATTACGTGTAGCTGCATATGCCAGAGTTTCTACTGACAGTGATGAACAACTGGTCAGTTTAAAAGCACAAAAAGAGCACTACGAAAGCTCCATTAAATTAAATCCAGAATGGGATTTTGTACGACTTTATTATGATGAAGGCTTGAGCGGTACTAAGAAAGATAACAGAACCGGTCTTTTGGATATGATTGCGGATGCTGAGCAAGGCAAAATTGATTTTATACTTACAAAGTCAATCAGCCGTTTTGCAAGGAATACAACCGATTGCTTGGAAATGGTAAGAAGGTTGATTGATGTTGGTGTGTTCATTCAATTCGAGAAAGAAAACATTAATACAGGTTCTATGGAAAGTGAGTTAATGCTCTCCATACTAAGTGGTCTTGCTGAAAGCGAGTCTGTTTCCATTTCACAAAACAGTAAATGGGCTATCCAGAAACGCTTTATAAACGGCACCTTTATAATTTCCTACCCTCCATACGGTTACATAAATGCTGATGGCAAGATGGAGGTTGTGCCTGAGGAGGCAGAAATTGTCCGCACCATTTTTAATGAGTGCATTAACGGTAAAGGTGCATTCCTCATAGCAAAGGAATTAAATGAGCGAGGTATTCCATCCAAGCGAGGAACGATATGGCATCCATCGACGGTTCAAGGTGTTCTGAAGAACGAAAAATATACTGGCGATGTTATCTTTCAAAAGACCTATACTGACAGCAATTTTAACCGTCACATAAACTACGGTGAAGAAAATCAATACCTTCTTGAAAACCACCATGAGGCTATTATTAGCCATGAGGATTTTGACAAGGCACAACATGTTATGGAACAGCGTGGCCTGGAAAAGGGTGTTCTTAAAAAAGAAGGCAAATACCAAAAGCGGTATGTATTCTCCGGCAAAATAACCTGCGGAGAGTGCGGTTCCCGTTTCAAAAGACGTATTCATTATTCTGGAAAGAACGAGTATATCGCCTGGTGCTGTACAAAACACATAGATCACACAGTTAAATGCTCAATGAAGTTCATCAAAGATGAAGATATCAAGGCTGCATTTGTAACTATGCTAAACAAGCTGGTTTTTTCTTGTGATATGCTACTCAAATCCTTTATGCAAGGGTTGAGAAATATTGATGAGAAAGCTTATCTAAAGAAGATAACTGAAATTGAGGAACGGATTGAGAAGAACGAAAATCAGCGTAATGTGCTTATGGAACTTATGTCAAAGGGACTTTTAAATCCGGGACTGTTTACAAAGCAGAATACGGAATTATTAAGTGAGTTTGCTCGGCTTGCCACAGAGAAAAAACATATATCTTATGCGGTAAGCGGTAATGCATCAAAGATAGATGAAACCCAAAGGCTCATAAGGTTCTGTAGCAGAAACAGAATGGCATTGAAATTTAACGATAATGTTTTTGAGGATTTTGTAGATGAGATAGTGGTAAATTGCAGGGAGGAGATTGTATTTAAAATGAAATGCGGTCTTTCCTTAAAAGAAAGGCTGGTGGATTAATGACACATACACCATATGGTTACCGCATTGAAGGCGGTAAGGCAGTTATAGAAGAAACGGCAGCAGGTCAAGTAAAAGAACTCTTTGAAGGTTATAACTCTGGGTTGGCTCTTACAGTGGCTGCCGAAAAAGCAGGACTTAAATTGTACCACGCTTCAGCAAAGAGAATGCTACAAAATGAGCGTTATGTTGGGGATGAGTATTACCCTGCCATTGTTGATAGCGAAGCTTTTAATAAGGCAAACAATGAAATACGCAGACGGGCACTGGCTCTTGGAAGAATAAAGGAATATAGAGAGCCATTACCGCCCACTCCACAAACAAAATTTAAAATGAGCAGGCAGACGAAGTTTTTTGATGATCCTTTTGTACAAGCTGAATATATGTACGGCCTGATAGAAAGCGAGGTGGAGTGATGGCTAATATAAATGTAGGCAAAAATGTTACTGTCATTCCGGCTCGAAAACGGGTTGGCAATACAGTATCAACAGAAAATATACCGAAACTCAGAGTTGCAGCTTACTGTCGTGTTTCTACGGATACAGATGAACAGGCTACAAGTTACGAGGCACAGGTGGAGCATTACACAGATTTCATTAGGAAAAATACTGAATGGGAATTCGCAGGCATCTTTGCTGATGATGGTATCTCAGGCACAAACACGAAAAAGCGTGATGAGTTTAACCGTATGATAGATGAATGCATGGCGGGCAACATTGACATGATTATTACCAAGTCCATCAGCCGATTTGCTCGTAACACCTTGGATTGTCTAAAGTACATTCGTGACCTAAAGGCAAAGAACATTCCGGTATATTTTGAAAAGGAAAATATTAATACAATGGATGCCAAGGGTGAGGTGCTCCTTACCATTATGGCGTCCTTAGCACAACAGGAAAGTCAGTCACTTTCACAGAATGTTAAACTTGGCCTTCAATATAGATACCAACAAGGCAAAGTGCAGGTCAACCATAACCGATTTCTTGGATATACAAAGGACGAGGATGGAAACCTTATCATTGAGCCAAAAGGTGCTGAGGTTGTAAAGCGAATTTTCAGAGAGTACCTTGAGGGCGAGAGCCTCGCAGGAATTTGTAAGGGTTTGATGAAAGACGGAATTTACACAGCGGCGGGCAATTCAAAATGGAGACCAGAAACAGTCCAAAAGATACTGCAGAACGAAAAGTACATGGGAGATGCACTGTTACAGAAAACTTACACGGTGGATTTCCTAACAAAAAAGCGTGTCAAAAATGAAGGCATCGTTCCACAATATTATGTTGAGAATAATCACGAGGCTATCATCCCAAGAGAGCTATATCTGCAAGTACAGGAAGAAATGAAACGCAGGAGCCTTTTATTCAAAGGCAAAGAAGGAAGGAGGAGGATATATAGCAGTAAGTATGCACTATCCTCCATCACCTTTTGTAGTGATTGTGGAGACATTTATAGACGGACTTATTGGAACAACCGTGGCAAGAAGTCTACTGTATGGAGATGCGTTACACGATTGGAAGAGGGACCTAAAGGTTGCACATCAAGGACAATTTCGGAGGAAGACCTCCATGCCACAGTGGCAGAGGCATTTAACCAAGTTCTTGGCGGTGGCGAATCGATGATTGCAGTTTTGAGAGAGAATATAGAATCAGTGGTCTGCGAGAGCAATGAACAGGCTATTGCCAACATTGACAAGCAAATGGAAGAGAAACAGATGGAACTCATCAGCTATGCTAATTCCGGCAAGGACTATGAAAAACTTGCTGATGAAATACAGGCTCTTAGCGAAAGAAAGCAAGCCATCCTTACGGCGGAGGCGGAAAGCCAAGGTGAGAAAGAACGAATTACAGAGATGATGGAGTTTATAGAAAAACACGTCGACCAGAGCCTCAATTATGATGAAGAATTGGTAAGGCTCTTAGTTGAGAAAGCAACTATATTTGAAAACAACGTAGTTGTTAGGTTTAAGTCAGGAATTGAAGTAGAAATCTGATTAAAACCGAAAAATGCGGCACACCCTTTAAACAATAATGTTTTGGGGGTGTGCTTTTTGTCTGTAACTTTTTTGCGAATTTTAATTAATACATATTGACAACTATCGATATGCTTGATATTATTATTTTAGGATATTGAGAACCTTCGATGTCATTGATACATATAAATATATAGGGAGGTAATTTTATGGAGCGATC